AAAGAATGGATCGAAGAAGGTGGTGCAATACCAAACGATATAGCTCTTAAACAGGAGTTAGCAACACCCATTTATTGGTACGACAATGTGGGTAGGCGAGTATTGGAAAGTAAGGATCAAATAAAGAAGAGATTGCAGGGAGCAGGGTCACCAGATTTAGCTGATGCACTAGCACTAACCTTTGCCCTACCAGTAGCTAAGAAAGCACCAGAGGATATATACATCAAAAGACGTAACGAAAGTAAGCAGAAGGTGGAATATGACCCATACAGCAGACTCTAACTTTGTTCGTATAGCAGATGGTTTAGATGTAGAGCCATTAATTAAATTACTTGATGCCAAACCTGAGTTATGGAAGGAAATACAACATCGTCAATATTTTACAGGCACACCACATAAAGACACCGAGTCGATATACGTTAGAGGGCCACTAAAAATGACACCTTATTACGTCATGTACGACATAGGATCGTATGACTACCCAAGTATGGAATATTTAAAGCCAGCATTAGTACCTTTGATGCGACCAATATTAGAAAAACTAGAGGTTGTAGAGATGGGTAGAGTGCTTATTGTTAATCTCAAGCATGGTGGTCATGTAACTAAACATAACGACCAAGGAACGTATGCAGATCACTACTCCAGATTTCATTTAGTAGTCACATCTAACGAGTGGTGTAGCCAAACCTGCGGAGATCAGTACCAAAAGTTTGAGGTAGGTGACGTTTGGTGGTTTAACCATAAGAAAATGCATACAGCGGACAATGTTGGCACGACAGACAGAGTGCATATAATATTTGATTGTGTAACTAAATATCCTTTATGACTAGTGTGACCGTAACTAACAAATCTACAGCTACTGTAAACGAAAGTAGAGTACCTAAAACAGAGATTAGACTCTGCACCTACGATGAATTTAAAGTTTTAGGAGATCCATTGTTTGAGGAGCATTACGAAGAGATTGCTCGTAACAAGCAAGTGATGAAACTAAAACCAAATTACCAACTGTATGAAGCATTAAATTCAACAGGATGGTTATTCATCTATGTAGCAATGCGAGATGATGTTTGTATTGGTTATTCTATGAACATAATGATGCATCACCTGCATTATGCTGACCTAAGAATTGCTCAGAATGACATTTTGTTTGTCAAAAAAGAATTCAGAGGTGGACGATTAGGTTTGCGTTTGTTGAAAGTAACAGAGGATCATGCCAGATCTGAAGGCTGCAAACTTATGTTATGGCACGCTAAAGAAAACACCGCTTTAGCAGAGTTGCTACCAAAATTAAAATATGGTGTACAAGAGATCATGTATTCTAAGGAGATTTAAAAATGGTAGTTACAGCCGTTGTAGCCACAGTTGCCAGTACCGCAGTTCAGTATGTACAAGGTAGACAGCAACAAAAACAACAAGAAAGACAATTAGCGGAACAAAAATCTGCTAACCAAAAAGCTGCTGCACAAGCAGAGAAACAGCAAGAAGCTAACGAAATTGCACAGAACAAGGCAAACAGAAAGAAAGCAGACGTTAGTGGTATTAATGCAGGTATAGAAGCAAGGCAAGGAGCAGGTGCTGGAGGTACATTATTAACAGGTCAAGGTGGTGTAGCAGGTGATGATTTAAATCTAGGTGGCAACACATTATTAGGTGGTTAAAAAATGAAAACCAAGAGACAGCAACTGCTGACGAGGTGGGGTCATCTGAGGTCAGAGAGGGCTACTTGGTGGTCACATTGGCAAGAAATAACAACATATTTACTACCAAGGAACGGACGCTATTTTGAACAGGATAGAAATAAAGGACATAGACGACATAACTCGATATATGACAATACTGGTACAAGAGCGTTAAGAACTTTAGGTGCTGGCATGATGGCAGGTGCTACAAGCCCTGCAAGACCGTGGTTTAGATTAGGCACAACAGATCCTGATCTTAATGAGTTTCCACCAGTGCAGTTATGGTTGGCAGATGTAACAGAACGTATGCAATTAGTGTTTACTAAGTCCAATACATACCGAACATTACATGGAATATACGAAGAATTGGGTGCATTTGGTACGGCTGGTTCTATTATCCTCCCCGATAGCAAAAATGCTATACATCATTACCCTGTAACCATAGGAGAATATGCAATAGCTACTGATTATAAGGGTAGAGTTAATACTTTGTATCGTGAATTTCAAAAAACAGTAGGAGAACTGGTAAGAGAGTTTGGATATAACAAATGTTCAACGTCCGTTAAGAATTTGTACGACAGAGGTTCATTAGATCAGTGGGTAACAGTTATTCATGCGATAGAACCAAGGGATGACAGGGAAAGAGATTTTAATAAAGAAGATAATATGAACATGAAATACAAGTCTTGTTATTTTGAGCAAGGTGGTGATGGCGAACAAGTGTTAAGAGAAAGTGGATTTAGAGATTTCCCTGCTGTTGTACCTAGATGGGGTATAGCAGGTGGCGATATTTATGGCAATTCACCGGGAATGGAAGCATTAGGTGACATAAAACAGTTACAACATGAGCAATTACGCAAGGCACAAGGCATTGATTACCAAACAAAACCACCATTGCAAGTACCTAGCTACATGAAAAACAGAGATGTAGATAGTTTGCCCGGTGGAGTAACGTTTGTTGATGGTCAACAAGGCAAAATTGAGACAGCATTTAACGTAAATCTAAACTTAAACCATTTATTACAGGACATACAGGATGTTCGTGGCCGTATAAACAGTAGTTTTTATGCTGATTTGTTTCTTATGTTGGCTAATGCTACTGATACACGCATGACAGCGACAGAGGTAGCAGAACGTCATGAAGAAAAACTGCTTATGTTAGGGCCAGTATTGGAAAGATTACACAATGAATTGTTAGATCCATTGATTGATAATACTTTTAACAGGATGGTAGAAGCTGGATTAGTACCACCTGCCCCAGAAGAGTTGCAAGGTACTGAATTAAACGTTGAATTTGTATCTATGTTGGCACAAGCGCAACGTGCAATTGGTACAAATAGCGTAGATAGGTATACAAATACTATGGGTATGATTGCACAAATGAAACCTGATGTACTTGATAAGTTTGATTCTGACAAATGGGCTAATGCATATGCACAAATGTTAGGTATTAATCCAGAATTAATAGTACCTGATAAACAAGTGGCAAGAATACGTCAGGAAAGAGCGCAAGCACAACAGCAAATGGCACAAAGAGAAGCACAAAATCAAGCAGTAGATAACATGACTAAGTTAAATAACTCTAAAACTGGTGAACCATCTATGATGGATGTAGTAGGTCAGTTTAGTGGCTACAATTCACCAACACCATTGGAGGTATAAATGGATTTAATTGATTTAAAAAAAGATCCACAACCAGTTGACAGTAATGAAATGTACGAAGAACCGATGTATAGCTACGGTTTGTGTATATCGTTAGGTAGAGAAGAACTAGAAAAGTTAGGCATAGAAAAATTACCAGAAGCTGGTAGCGAAATGATGATAAAAGCAATAGCTTATGTCAAAACTGTTAGAGAAAGTAAAGAAAAAGATGGTGTTGAACAAAATGTAGAGTTACAAATATGTGCAATGGGTATAGAACCATTTGATAAAAGTGGCGATCAAGCAGAGGGATTGTATGGTGAGAAGGCAGCGACAGCACCACCCAAGGCAGAACCTGCTACTAAAACAGCTACATACTTAGCATAGGAGGTCATTATGGGTAAAAAAGACATTAAAACACCGGGCAATATTAAGTTTGGCGATATGTCAGCTACAGCACGCATGAATTATTTAAAAATGCTAGATAAAAAAAATAAAGAAGAAGAAGAAAAAAAATTAAAAAAATTATACAATAAATCAAATATGGGAGGTAAATAATGTTTGGTAAAAAAAAGGACACTAACAAAGAAGGTGTAATAACTAATATACAAAGACGAAAAATACAATTAATAAAAACAAAAATGGATGCAGGTATGGCTACTGAAAAAGATAAAAAAGATTTAGATAAGCTTAAAAAACTTTACCCATCAATGTTTGATTAATTATGAGTTTATACGAAAACATTCACAAGAAACGCAAAAGAATTAAGGAAGGTTCTGGCGAGCGTATGAAAAAAAAAGGTGAAAAAGGTAGACCTTCTGCTAAAGATTTTAAAGACGCAGCAAAAACTGCAAAAAAAATGTATCCAAATCAAAAATAGGTGTGACCGTAAACCAGTTATAACTAGATATATTAGAGCATGAGCGAATATAATCCCCTCGATCTGAAAGGTCAACAAAAATCTAAGGACAGTAAAAAGTCTGTAGAAAGAATTGACCGACAGAACGAGGAATCGGATATAAAATGGCTCATGAGCAGCAAGAGGGGTCGCAGATTTATCTGGAGACTTCTGGAAATGGCAGGTGTATTCCGATCATCGTTCAACACTAACGCAATGGCAATGTCATTTAGCGAAGGTAACAGGAACTATGGTTTGCAACTTCTGAACCAAATCCACACTCTCTGCCCCGAACTATATCCGACCATGATCAAGGAGCAAAAAAATGTCAGAGATGCTGATGACGGAAGCCAACCAATCAAATGAAGGCGACACGCAGCAGCCAGTAGACGCACAAACACAAGCGACTACTGACACACAGCAGCAAACTGAAGGTGTACAGGAACAACAAGTTTCGGATGAAACCGCTGTTGAAAGTGAAACTAGCGAACAGGAAGCCAAAGTAGGCGCACCTGAGAAATACGAGTTTAACGCAGAGGTGGCTGACGCACCGCAAAAACTCGACCCCGAAGTCTTAACTGCTTTCGGTGATGTCGCTAAAGAACTAGACCTGCCACAAGAAGATGCACAAAAGGTATTAGACAAAGTTGCCCCTGTAATACAGAAAAGGCAAGCCAAAATGCTAGAGCAAGTTAGAGCAGATTGGGCAAACGAATCACAAACAGATGAAGAATTTGGTGGTGAAGCGTTAAACGAAAATCTTAATGTTGCAAAACAAGCTTTAGATGCTTTTGGTACTGATGCTTTTAAGTCGCTGCTACAAGAGACAGGCTTTGGAAATCACCCTGAGATAATCAGGTTTATGTACAGAGCAGGTAAGGCAATCAGTGAAGACAGTTATGTTGGTAATTCTGAAGGTGCAAATCCTCGTGGATCTAACATTCCAAAAGACTTTAACGGCATAGCCAACGCACTGTATTCTAATCAGCAAACTAAGTAAGGAGTTATTAAATGGCTACTCTCTCAACCTCAAATTTAACACTAGCGGATTGGGCAAAAAGATCTGACCCAGACGGTAGAGTTCCAATCGTTGCAGAACTACTATCACAAAGCAACGAAATACTAGATGATTGCGTGTTTAAAGAAGGTAATTTACCTACTGGTGAACGTGTAGTTATTAGAACTGGTTTACCCGGTGTTTACTGGAGAGCATTAAACCAAGGTATTCCATCAAGCAAGTCAACAACAGCACAAATTGACGAAGCTTGCGGAATTCTAGAAGCTCGTTCTGAAGTAGACAAAGACTTAGCAATGTTAAATGGTAACACTGCACAGTTCCGTTTATCTGAAGACACTGCGTTCTTGGAAGCAATGAACCAGACTCAAGCTGAAACAATGTTCTATGGTAATCCCGGAACAGATCCTAAGAAATTTTTAGGACTTGCACCAAGATATGGTGATTTATCTGCTGACAACGCAGTAAACATTCTTAATGCAGGTGGATCAGGTTCTGATAACGCTTCTGTATATCTAGTTGTTTGGGGTGACAACACTGTATATTGTCCTTTCCCTAAAGGATCTAAAGCAGGTTTAACACACGAAGATCTAGGCGAGCAAACTGTTTACAACAGTGACGGTACAAGACTACAAGCTTTTGCTACTCGTTACCAATGGAAAAACGGTTTGGTTGTTAAAGATTGGAGATACGTTGTTCGTATTTGTAATATTGACATTTCTGACCTGTTAGCAGGTTCTAACACACAAGCAGCTAGTGCAAGCACTGCGCTAATTAAGCTTATGGCTAGAGCGTTGTACAGAATTCCTAACATGGCAATGGGAAGAGCAGCATTCTACATGAATAGAACTGTTCACTCAGGATTATCTATTGCAGCACTTGATAAGTCACAATCTGTATTAGCTATTCAAGAGGGTTTATCTCAATTTGGATCAGCACAGAGTTATCTATCATTCTTGGGTGTACCTCTAAGAAGAGTAGATGCGTTACTTAATACTGAATCTGCGGTAAGTTAACTTTTTTATTAACAAAGGAGATCTAAAATGATTACAGACAAACTGTTAAGAGTAAGTGAAGATCAAGCACTTACAACAACTGCTTTTTCTACTAACACTATTGATCTAGGAACAGCTAGAGACATTGGTGAAGGTACTGCTTTATACATGAACTTTGCTGTTACTACTGCATTAGCAAACGGTACAAGCGTAAAGTTTGAAGTTGTTTCTAGTGCAAACGCTAACTTGTCTAGTCCTACTGTTATCGGAAGCAGCGATGCAATCCTTACAGCAGCACTTACATTAGGCAAAAACGTAGTAGTACGTTTTAACCCAGATATAGCTGGCAAAGGCCAGAGATATATCGGTGCTAGATATACAATTGCTGGTACTTTTAACGCTGGTAAAGTTACTGCTGATGTAGTAGAAACAATCGGTGATGGTAGAAAGTTCTATGCTTCTGGCTTTACCGTAGCTTAATAAGGAGAATCTATGCCTATTTACAGAGCTAAAGTCAAGTGTTTCGTTGGACAATCCATGAGAGAACCTGACGAAGAGTTTGAATACAACGGAGAGTTCAATAGTAATATTGAATTAGTTGGTGGAACTGAACCTGATCTACCTGTGGCGTCAAACACA